CATAACTTAATTGTACTGTGGCATTCTGTGCTTTACCACTTGCTACAATGTTCTTAGCCAAGTAACGTGCCATGTAAGCCGCACTTCTGTCTACCTTGGTACAGTCTTTGCCACTGAATGCTCCGCCACCGTGCGGTGCGTAACCGCCGTAAGTATCAACAATAATCTTTCTACCAGTTAATCCTGTGTCACCATCTGGACCACCAACAACAAACTTGCCAGTTGGATTGATCAAGTATTCAGTATTCTCATCAATTGGTGCATTACATTCTTGTAATGCTTTTACTACTAATTGTCTAATAGCATCACGAGTGTGTTCAAGTGGATAGTCTTCTGTGTGCTGACTGCTACAAACAACTTTGCTAATTCTTAGAGGTGTATTAATGTCTGCATATTCCATAGTGACTTGACTTTTGCTGTCTGGTCCTAACCATGTACTTGCTTTATTTCTTTCTTGCTCTAAAAATTTTAGAATCTTGTGACTGTAATAAATTGCACTAGGCATGTAATCTTCTGTTTCATTACATGCATATCCAAACATCAGTCCTTGGTCACCAGCACCAAACGTGTCTGTGCCTAATGCAATATCAGGTGATTGTCCGTGTAGTTCATTGTAAACTGTTAGTGTAGCCCAATGGAAGCCATCTTGCTCGTAACCAATTTCTTTTACTACGTCTCTGACAATTTTTTCAATTGCCATTTTGTTAAATTTATCACTCTTGTACTCACCTGCCAATGTAACCATGTTGGTAGTAACCAGTGTTTCTACAGCCGCTCTGTGGCTTAGTTTTCCATCAATTAAAAATGTTGCTACAGCATCTGAAATATGATCTGCAACTTTATCCGGGTGTCCAATACTTACACTTTCGCTAGTAAATTGGTAACTCATACTAAATCTCCTATGTCTAAATCTGATACCTTGTTAAACTCCTTGACAAAAAATGCACATCTGGGTTTCGGCTTATCCTCTAATGGTATTGCTAGTAAATGACCATTTTTTAGTTTAGGAAAGTACCATTTTACATCTTGGTAAATGTTCGTTATACTTATTTCAAAACTGTCTGGTATCTTGTTACTTAATGGATTCATTGCTAATGCTCTAAACCCTCTATTGTTGAGACTTGTCAACGGCAAACATTCAACGCCGCCATAGTCCTCGTCACATAAAAGTATACTCCAATCCATTGGCATCTGTACATTATAATCACCAATCTGTAAACAAATTGCTGGGGCATAAAAACTTTCTAAAAAGATCAATGGTAAAAAATAAAAATCAACATCATCTGAATCACTGGCATCTAATGCACAGTATCGTAAATCATCAATTTCTTCTGGCACCGTATCTAAATCATACGGCAGATTTTCAATAGTTAATATCTTCATTTATACTCCACTTTGGTTACAGTGTGACGAAAGTTCTGCTCCTTGTAATATGTCTTTCTTTTAGTTAGGTGTCGTCTACTGTATTTTAAGTTACTTGTTATGTCAATTATGTTAACATAATCTTTATCTTCTGCTTTTCGAATACCCCTTCCGATACTCTGTATGACTCTTACAAAACTTTTACCTGGCTCTAATAGAACCAAATTAAATATCCTTGGTATATTAATACCAACTGCCGCAACGCCATATGTTGCAACAATAACCTTATTGTTCATCTCAGATATTTCATCATACTCAGATTGTCTATCCTTGACTTTCATACCACCACTAACAAATGCCCAATCAGGATTCATCTCAGAAAATATTTCTCCAGTTTTAATTCTATCAATTAATACTAGTGTGTTTCCATGAGTAGACAACTCTTTAATCACAGTTGAGAGATGTGTGAGTCTATCAATGTCAGTTGTGAGCCACTTTAATTCTTGTGCATAACTGTTGAATCCTAGAGGACCATCTTGCATTTGTAATATACTAATGTCGAGGTCTGCTAGTACGCCCATATCTTGTAACTCTTTACTACTGAGCTCTCCTATAACTGGACCTAATGCACATACACAACCAACTGCTTCATGTTCATCCTTTGGTATTGTTCCAGTAAGTCCCCAACGAATAGGAACGTTCTTAAACATACCACTCAACTGATCTCTGAGTACATCTGCTTTGGCTTTGTGTACTTCGTCTACCATAATGCAAACTACGTCCTCTAAGAATACATCTAGGTCAACTTCGGCTTCACCAGCCTTTGTTTTCTTTTCTAATACTGCAAGACTTTGCCATGTACAAATTGTATGTGTCTTGTCATATTCTTTTCTGTCACCAAACAGTACACCAACATCCATACCTAAATTCTTATAATCTTTTTCTGTTTGTACAACCAAGTCTTTGTTAGGTACAATAACAATAGTCCTGCCATAGTCTTGACACTTGTGACTAAGTACAGCAGTGATTAAAGTTTTACCTGCACCAGTTGCAATTTGTTGCAAACATTGAGGATTAGAAAGGAATCTATTAATTGCTTCTACTTGATAGTCTCTTAATATAATAGGCAAGCCTTCTGCTGGATGATTCTTTGGCCACGCAATGTGATCAAAACTACTTGCTTCAACAGGTTCAAAGTTGAAATCCCAACTCTGTCTATTATCAACTACCTCAACATTGTAACCTTCTTTGGTTACTATTGGTAGCAGTTGATCAAGTAGGTTGAGATATGTTCTACCGCCTATATCGCAAAATCGAACACAACCATCCCATCTACCTAATTTGTATGCTGGCATATGATAAGCATACGGCAAAAAGTATTTCACTGCATCTGAAATCTTGCGTCTTGTTTTAACATCAAGTCCAACAAATTTAACGTTGACTTCGTCTCTAATTTCTAAAGTTACTTTTGCCATATACTATATTTTATCTTATCTCAATGAAAAAGTCAAGAAGATTTTTTGTCCACCGACATTATATCCTGGAAGTATTTCAGTTACATCATCAAGTAAGTCTTGTACTGTTAAAGAAACTTCAAACTTGTCTGAAACTTTTCTTGTTAGCACAAAGTCTATTGAGGATATATCTTCTAATACTGCACCATCATATGGCCCAGGTTCTCTTTCAAACTGCCCACGGTATCTAAGTTCAGCAGTTGAATTTCCAAAACTTGCAAAATATGACACACTGCCTTTGTACTCAGGTACTCTAGGTTGATCTGTATCTGTGTATGCTAAGAATACATTTAGACTTCCATATGGTACTGGATACGTATCTTGGAACCTAATACCTTTTGTGTCGTACTTTCCTGTGTTTACATACTGGCTAATAGTTCCGTCATAGTCAATGTTTTCTTCAAACTTGTAACTGAACAATGAGAAACCTATGTAACCAAGTTCAATACCCATACCTTCTTCTGGTTGTAGATTTGGATTTGGTTGTACCCATGAATCTCCATACTGCTGATACAATGTTGGATTTCTATAACTAGTACTGAAGTTACCATAAAGCCCTTCTAACTCATACCCAACACGATAAACTGTTGCATCTTCACTAATACGAGCACCAACTTGAAAAGTATCTCTAAAGTTAATAGTTGCATAACCACTAACATTATCTTGGTTTTCACCAGCGTATTCTTCTTTGTCGTAAGTAATACCTGCAATAAGTTTTGCTGGTGGATAACCTAGTTCAAAAGATTCTCTGGCATCAAAGTAATAACGTTTTGCATCACTTTGCCAAGTGCTAACACCTTCAGTGAAGTATTCGCTATCTGTGTTACTGTAACCAAGAGTTAGATTGTTATTTCTAATACTGATATCAGTTTTCTCGCCGGACTGTAAACAATCATTTGACTGTGAAAACGATGCAGTATAGCAGTTGTCATAGTCATAATCATAATCAACATGTGACATTGCCACTGTGAATCCTAGCACATCTTTAACTGACTTAATGGTTGTGTTTTTATAATCATCTTGTTCAGTGTTATCATTACGCACACTGTCATTGACTACATCAAACGATGTAATACTAATTGCATCAAACAGTGCTACATTTAGCAATCGGTGATCTTCACCAATTCTTACAACACCTTGATTTGATATCTCATCATTAATAAACACAGTACCACCAAGACTACCAGAGCCATAAAGAACACCGTTTGGTCCACTAACAACTTTTACTGATTCCAACCCACTAACAATATCATGTGCAAAGTCATACCAACCTGCACCTGCATCATTAACCGGGACACCATTTCTGTAAACAGTTGTGTGTACTGTTTGAGCACCACGCTCATTGAATAATGCCGCACCGCCATAACCACCTGCAACAAATGATGTTGCTGGCATTAATGTTTCAATCAAAGAAAGATCCTGGGATACATCAGTTGCGTCTAGTATTTCTAAACTACCGACAACCACAATTTCTTCTATGTAGTCATTATTATTTTCTTCTGCCTTTAGATCAAATGCAATCATCATCACTAACATAATAAATGCCGTTATATATAATGGCATAAAGTTTTTATCAAAATTTCCTAGTTTCATTTTACCTCTTATTGTTATAATAAAGTACCCCCCGAAGTTATCTCCGGGGGGTTTGTGTTGCTACACTATTGTGGGAGAATGTTATGCAACACGTTTCATACAGGTTGATTCTGCAAGTTCTTTCCAAGTGTCTGGACTCATTTGTCGTAAGTCAGCAATCTTGAGAACCATCCTGAGTGAAATTTCACGTAATCTTGCACTCTTCAATAACATGAAGTCTACAATTTCAGTATTCTCATCTGGTGTCCAACCATATTCATCGAGCATACCATCACGTACAATTTGATTGATTCTTATGAAACGATCTTCCACACTATCCATTTCCAAATCAATGTAGTGACAACGTGACATCAAAGCCGCTAAGTGATCTTGAATCTTCTTAGAACGAACATTCTCAAAGTTCACGTTAGTGATAAAGATCACGCCACCTTTGAAGTCAAACCTATCAGGTATACCTTCCCTACGCAAAGCCACTGATTCTGATTTCCAAGAAATAGTTCTCTTCTTACCGGAGTCAAGTACTGCCTTCAACATGTTCAAGCAAACCTCGTCAAACAAGATGCTGTCACAGTCGTCAAACACAAGGATGTCACCTTTTGCTGAATTGTTGTAAAGAGTTTGAAACAAACCAATTGGTGTCATTGAGCCTTTAACAACTTCAGTTCTAGGCGGCTTGTTAGACAATTTTTGCATCATGTCATATTCGTCTAGAATCTTTTCAACACCAAAGGACTTACCAACTCCAGGAGGGCCACTTACAATAAGACCTCTAACAACACCGTTTGCCACAGCATCAGTCATCTCATCGAGGATATTGAATCTACGTTTGATTCTATCCATAGCCTCTTCTACAGTTTCTTTTTTCTCAGCCTTTACAGGAGTTTCCTCAGCAACCTCACCAACATACTCAACATGTTTTGGATCTTCGAGTAAAACTCTAATAGCAGTTTTGTCTGGACCTAATACCTTGCTGGCATCTACAGTTACAAACAAACCTTTCTTACCGAATGTACTAGGCTTGACCAACGGAAACACAGTATCAGTGATAGGTGCATTTCTGTAAGTGCCTTGGATAATTCGAACTTGCTTTTGCGTATTTTTCATAATTTTGCCTCCCACAGCAATTAATTAATATACATATAGTATAACATCTTTTAGGATGTTGTCAACCTTTTTATGCTACCTGTTTGTTAGATTCAAACCACTGAGTAAGTCCTGCATAGTTTACAGACTGCTGGTTGTCCATCAAGAACGTTTGAGCATAATCCTTCTGCTCACCACCCCTTGCCATAGTCCACGACTCTGTCTTCTTGAGGATTTCACGACGCATGTAGCCCATGTCACCGTTATCAGAAACACGAACAGCATTCCACAACTTGCTCTCTGTGTCGAAGAACATAACAATGGGAGATTCCCATTCTTCGCATACAACTGCATCATCTTCTTCGATGCTCCAGTCCAGGATGTACTCCTCAAACATCTCGCTCTTGCTCTCAATGAGCAGGCTCAATGTAGGGATACCGTGCTGAGCAATCTTGTTGACTGCCTTGCCACTAAGACCCTCGACAACATACGTGTTGCCACCCTTGAACTTCCAGTACTGAGGACATTCGCCCTCACCGTCCCAATCATGGGCACCGTAGTTCTCTTTGTGTTGGGTTTGAATAACTAACTTTGACATACCTTTCTACTCCTGTTTTCTCAAACTATGCATATATTATAGCAAATTTACAGGTTTTGTCAACCGGATTATTTCACTAGTAGAATCAATGACTTAGAGGTGGTACCCTGTAGGAGAATCGAACTCCTGTTGCCGGGATGAAAACCCGGTGTCCTAACCACTAGACGAACAGGGCAAAAATAACCCCCAGTTGCTTCTGGGGGTGCTACTCTTATGCACTATTTTGAGAGTCCAAGTGCTGTTGACTCGCAAGTTGTGGCTTTGTTGTTTCTCTTCTGTTCAAACCTCCACGCAACATGGGAAAATCAGAAGTTATTATTATTTGCTGTTTGCAGTACACTTAGGGAATTTACAGGACTATATCCAACCCAATTTACGAAATACCACTCGGGCAATCAGCAACCGTGTGTCATGTGTTCGTATGCATCATTGCAATCTTCCAACTGCTTTCCGCAAACACATTCTTCACTTTCTTCTAGTGAAGGCGCACCAACTAAACTACGAACTTGGTCTTCACGCAATTTCTTGCGTTCTGCGTCTGCCCAACCACTTTCTATGTGTAATCCAACTGGTCTCATATATACCTCACTAAAACATTAGTATAGCATCAAAGATATGTTTGTCAACCTTTTATTTCCATTGTGGGCCATATAGCCAAGTCACAAGGGATAATCTAGAACCTGTTTTTACAGGTGCAACAGAATGAGGAAGGTAACTTGGAAAGATTACAGCATCGCCTTTTTCTATTTCCATGACCTCTCCCATAATTTCTAATTCGCCGCCAGTGAAATCATCTGTAATAAGTATAGACATACTGAGCTTTCTTACATCATCTTGTGAGTAGTAAACGTCTTGGTGCAATCCATAATTGCCGGCGTCTTCTTCGCGATATAAAATTAGTTGACTCTCAAATTTGTTATTTGTATCTACATTGTTGTAGTATTCAAACAACGGTTTCACAACTGCTTCTACAAGTGAATTGCTTGTCATGCTTTCAGCCCAACATCTGCGTATTGTAGAAATAGACTCGTTGTTTATTTGAGCACGTTTCCAATCAATTGGTATTTCTATTATGTGATCTAAAAAACTTTGTGGTACTGCGTTATGGACTACTATTGGTGTCATTCTATTACAATATCTTCCATACCAGCAGTTCTCAGTCTAGTAATGTGACCAATTTGCCATTGCTTGGTATCTAACCCCTTCATTATTCCAAGATATTGGTTTCTTAAAAGGGCGTATTGGTTTGATAGGTGGGTTAGAGTTATAACAGAATCTTCACCATCAACAAACTTTTCAGCATCTCTACTGCTGAGTTGTCTATTGTAACTCTCTAGATATTTTCTAAAGACTTTACTGCGTTCTCTGCGTAACTCGATATTTAAGTGTTCTAGTATTGCTTCAATCTCTTGTAGTTGATTAAAACGATACTCAGTAATACCAGGTAGGGCAGAGCTGGATCTCTCCAGACTGCCCTTGATCCTGCATTCGTACCGGGCTTCTTGTAATTCATTCTCAAAGTATTGTATTGAATCAACAATACTACCTAGATCTTCAACTACTTTATTATACCAAGTACTCATAGTTTTTTACCATTCTTCGCTATCTTCATCATCGAATTCGTCATCAAGTCCTTCATCATCATAATAACTTACTATAGCAGTTTTCATAACTTTGTCAAACTCATGTTTGTAAATTTCGATTTCGCTAATGTCAATAGACTCGTCAAATAGTCGTAGCATACTGTCTGCTACGTGTAGGCGATCCTTCGCGGAAATATGTGGTTTCACTAATTCCCACGACTCGCTTAGAAGTGCAACTTCAGGACTCATCGACTGTCTCCTCAGATAAATCATTATAAGTGTCTAGGTCATCATCAAGATCTACTGCTTCTTTTTGTGCAATAGGATTTTGACCCCACTCATCTATAATTACCTGAAGTTTGTCTCCTGTCCAGCCTTTTCTGAACTCCTTTATTTCTTCACCTGTTACTGGTGAGACATAAGAGAGTTTGTTGCCGACTTTTTCTACAATACCTTTTGATTCAAGCATTTCCAATAGGCCACTATATGGATCCATGCCTGTTTCATATGGTATTTTAATTTGAACGCCTTCAAACGGTTTGCTGTAACGTGACTTCATCACTTTACATGCGGCTCTAATACCTTGTACTGTTGATACTTTGTTGCCATCTAAATCCTCTTTGAGTTTTAGTTTCTTCATTGCAACAACAATACTACTTGCGTATATAAAGCCCTGTCCACCACTGATTTTGTCATCTGGGTCAAACATGTCCTGTGATGCGTATGTGTGGTTAGTAGCGATCAATGCAATTGGAAAAGGAGCAATCTGGTTAACAGTGTTTCTAACCAAAGCAGTTAATGCCTTAGGTTTTCTACCCATGTCACCTTTCATGTCACCTTTTTCAAATTGTGCTACATCAGTGGGTGTTAATAACATACCTAAACTGTCAATTACGAAAACAAGTTTAGGCATTTCATCGTATTCCAAGTCACCATAATTAGACTTGTAGTCTTTCATGAATTCCGAAATGGCTTTTGCTACATCGTCAATCATGGAAACTGAAATACGCAATAGTTTTTCTGGACTAGTATCAACATCGAGTGCTTGTAACCATTCTTCATCAAGAGCATTCTCTGAATCGAACAGTACAACCTGACAGCCCATTTCCTGGGCTGACTTTACAATGTTGCCTGAACAGATAAACGATTTACCAGAACCTGACTCACCTGCGAACACACTGACTTTTCCTAATGGAATGCCTTTATTGAAATCCTGAGATATCAAATAGTTTAGTGTGTAATTGCCAGTGCTGATCCAATCCTTAGGGTCGAAAAAGCCAGCACTAATGCCTGTGATGCTTTTAGTCAGTCCAGTTCTGAACTTAGTTAAGTCAAAAGGTTTCTGCATGGTAACTCCTTAGTTCTGTCTAGAACGGATCATGCTGAGGATATCCTCTGCTGATTTTTTACCGGAATCAACCTCTGCACTAGGTGCAGGTGCGACTTCAGCAACTGGTGCTGGAGCAGGCGTACTTGCAACTGTAGGTGCAACTGGTGCAGGTGCAACTGGTGCCGCTGGTGCTGGTGCTTGTTGAGCAGGAGCACTTGTAGCAGGTGTTGCTGTGCTTGGAACTTCTACGCCATATGGCTTGTAAAAGTTACCCCATTTTGCAGGATCATAAAGATCGCCTTCGACACTTGCGTGGAACATTTCTGCAATGGCTTGGTAGCCTTCAGCAGTAGGTTGTGTAGGCAAGAAGTCTTTCAAGTTGAACAATCCATGTTGATCAACTGCCGCAAGTTGCACTTCATCTAATGCACTCTCTTTACGAGCCCATTTTGAAGTACTATAATCAGCATACTGTCCTTTAGTAGTTTTAGTAATTCTAAAGTCAGTACCATTAACGTAATCAGTTGGAATGTTTTCCATATCTGGGTCCATTAATGATGCTTTAATAATGTTAAAGATCTGAGGTGAGATAACAAACCTTCTGATTGGATTCTCTGGTGATTCCTCAGCCAAAGGATTCTCAGTAACAAAGCCTTGGAAAATGTATGAACGTTTTTTCCAATACTTTCTGCCCATGTCTTCAAGACTTGCATCTTTGAACCAAGGACGTACTTCAGTGAGAACAGGACATGTGTCACCATACATTTCACCGCATGGTACTTGTACTGTTACAGGTTTATTTTCGCCACCAACAACACCTGGGAAGGTGAGTCGGATCATTTGTCGTTCTACCCAAAAGAACGCATTGTCAGTATCAGAGTCAGGTAAGAACCTCAGTGTTGCTGAAGTACCTTCATCGATATTCCAATGTGGGTAGATTGCTTTGTCGCTCTGTTGTGAGCTATTGGATCCAGGCTTGGATTCCATTTGTGCTAGTTTCGCACGGATTTCATCTAATTTAGAAGCCATAATGTTTTCTCCTTATATGTGCCATATTTGCCATGTTCGTAATACACAACATGTGTATCACTATTCTATTATAATGCCTAGATAGAAAAAAGTCAACCTTTTTGTTAAACTTTTTTTCTAACAATGTTATTTATGAAAAAACCCGCATAAAGCGGGTTTTTCTGGTTAGTTTAATAAGCCCAATAATTATAGTATATCGAACTGTTCTAAAAACCGTTCGTATCTAGATTCTGCACTTTCTGCTACACTAGTTTTCATACGAGGTTCGTTTGCACTTAATAAACAACTTTTGATAGTTGAATATTCAAATTGATTTAGCGATTGACCGCCGTGCAATTTCTTACTGATGCCGTTGAGATAGTTTCCTAACATGGCATCATTTGATGCTATGCTCATTTGACCTACTTGGTATCCTAATTTTGCATGTGGTGTAGTAAAATCCAAACTGTCATTTTCACTAATCAAATCCTTCAGGCCACTAAAAGATTCTTTTGCGATTGCTTCTTGTATTCTACTTTCGAATGATTTTCTTCTTGCCATTGCATTCTTGATAGTACCAACTACCCCAGATACTCTATCATCAAAATGAGTTTCAGTAAATTTGCTTTCTAAATCTATATCATCCTCTAAAATTTCTACAGAGTTGCGATGCTCTACTTCGTTAACAGTACTTGCATAAGTTTTAGTACCTGCAAGTTTCTTAAACGTTCCTCTTATAGAAGATATATTTTCTAAAGCAATATTGACAAACTCTTCGTTAGTTTCATTAATTAAATTTGCTGATCTTACGTATCTAACAAACTCTTGTAACTTACGATATTCTCTTGCCATTTCAGTGATGTTTGTTCCGATTGCATCAAAAGTTTCACCACCTTTTTGTATATGACGAGCCATTGCTCTTGCGGCTGATAAATTATTCTCTGACATCTTGAATCTTTCATCGCCACGTTGGATAAAGATGCTGTGAATATTTCTACTTCTAGCACCTCTGATTTCTTCATTGACTGGCTTTTTGTGTTTTACAACTATCTTAACATTATCAAGACCTTGATAACTTGTTTTGGAACTACCAGTCATTGTACCGAAACCTTCCATTACATCTGCCATATCTTTCTCCGATGACTGAACTATATCTATTTTTTCAGCCTTTGGTTTTATAGTTTTATTAAAAATTCTAAAATCGAATGTTAATAAAAAATCATTTGCTATTTCTTTTAGACTTCCTCGTAAACTATCATGGTCTACTGAGTCGCCCACTGCTAATGCAATTTCTTTTGTATTGGCATCTAGTCGTACTAGCAAATTTGGTTCTGCGACTGCAAATCTTGTTGCTTCTTGTGGATCAGTTACTAGTTCACCGTTTTTGTTAAAACTTTTCACTACATATCCTTTACCTTTCAGTAAATTGAATATTTTTTCTGATACCACTTCTGTATTTACAGCCATTGAATTCTCCTTCAATACTATTTATCTTCTTGTATAGGTTTAGAGGTATGGCATGGGTTCATCATACTCGTCTTCGGGTATCATGATTTCTGCATTTGTGAGATTACTATTGACTATGTTATATACTTCATCTTCAAAGGTTGATATATACGATATCATTCTCACGCCTAATAAGAATGACATAACCAGGTCATCGTGTTCTCCTGGTTTAGCACAAAAACTATTTCCTTTTGCAACAAAGTTTTTAAGTTCGCTAATTAATGCTTTACTGTTTAACTTAAACTTGTCTTGTTCTATAAAACGTTTTAATTGCACACATGATTCTACTTTTGTTCTATGACTGGTATGGAAACCTTTGCGACCTTTCTGCCCTTGTATCTTCTTTGGTTCATGTAGCATGTCTCCTGGAAAACTTTCTTCGCCTGTGTCTCTGATCACTACCAGTGCCGCTTCACCAATACTATTATTCTCTACACTCCAATAAATTTGCTGTACTTGTAATTCTTTGAGATATTGTAGTATCTCCATCATAGTACGCATTTGTCCTTCTACTGGAGTTCTGTTGTGTTGCCACTCAGCAATCTGTGTCATTGTGGGCAATTCTATTACTTGTATTGCACTGTAATCTCCACCTGTTCCTGCACTAGGATCTAAACTTACAACATAAGTGCAATTAGGATGTGGATGTTTATACCAACGAACTTGTCCCATTTGACGTATAGGATCTATGCCATGTAAGTCAACCAATTTCAAAGGAGAAATTAATGTTTCATCATAGATAACAAATTCACAATCATGTTCACGTCTAAAACGTTCAGTGCCAATACTGGACTTTTCTTGTAACGCCCAAGCCTCATCACGTTCTGGGTGTTCGTCCCATTTTGCTAAGAAAGGCTTAAAGCCATTAACACCAACTTCTTGTTCATTGCCGTGTTCATCAAACATTTTATTTGCACCACGCCAAATAGTTGCAAACTGATCATCATCATTGTTTGGTGTTGATGTTACAATAGCCTTACCACCTGTTGCTAGTGTGGGTGATAAGGAAGTCCAAAACTCTTTCGCAATAGTATTACGCACAAACGCAAACTCATCACAATATATAAGTGTTAAGGACATACCACGTCCAGTGTTTTCTGTTGTTGTACTACTAACAATACGTGAACCATTATCAAAGGTTATACTGCCTTTGTTGTATTCTGCAACACCTGCTCTTATATAATCGGGTACATTCTCATAAGCATAACGTATACGTTGCATGATTTCACTTGCACCTGCCGCTTTGTGTGCCGCAACTAATATTGTACTATCAGGCTTAAACATAGCATACCACAGCAAGTATCCTGCGGCTACAGTAGTTTTACCCATCTGTCTACCCAGCATGTTTATACTGTATCTG